TAGATATAGGTATAGCTGCCTTTGTAGGTGTACTCCTGAAGTAATCGCGTTCCGTCCCAGACGAAGTGGGTGCGTTTCGGGTCGGTACTCGTCCAGGCGAGTTTGTCTTTTCTTTCCTTACTCAGTCTTCGCCCGAACGGGTCATAGGCATATTCCCAAATCTCGGTATTGCCGGCTGGCTTTTTGATTTCGGCGCGGACGAGTTGGTTTTCTAAATCGTATTGGTAATATTGGTTTTCGCCATTAGGCAGCTGGCGGTAGATCAGGTTGCCCAAGGCGTCGTAGGTGTATTCGATGCCGTTGTATTCTTTGAGGCGGTTGCCGCTGACAGGGTTAGGGTTGGCAGGTGATTTCAGACGACCTTGAGTTTTTGGGTCGTCTGAAATCGGAGCGGTCGTTTTGCCCTCTCCCCAGCCCTCTCCCACGGGAGAGGGAGTAGATGTTGGGATGTCGAGGATGTTGTGGGCGGGGTCGAAGGCGAAGGTTTCGCTGCGGCCGGTTTGGCTGTTGCGGGCTTCCTGAATCCGTCCGATTTTGTCGTAGATGTAATTAAGGACACCGCTTCTTTGGTCGGCGCTTTGGATCAGGTTGCCGGCTTTGTCGTAGGCGTAGCGGCGGGTGGGGGCGCCCGCCGGCGCGGCGGAGGGGGCGCGTGGCCGACGAGGTCATCCGCTGGATCGTCGATATAGCTCTCGATCCCGAGTGTGATACGACCGTGCCGAGCCTCTGTATCGAGGCCGTGCGTCACTTCGGCCTCACGTACACGGCGAAGAGCCTACAGGCCTACCTCCGCACCGCGCCGTACTATCGTGAGAACATGGCACAGATCCGCGCTAACCAGCTCGAACTGCAGCGTGAGCGATCTACGCAGTTCCACAACTCCGACGCTATCATCTTTTGGCCGACGTGGAAGCTCCGCGAGCGAGGCTACCTCGTGAGGGAGTAGCACCACACCATACAAGCATCCTCCCCGCCGACGACGTGGGGAGGGGCTACTAACCACCACAGATAACGAAATGACTACACTCGATACACAGATAGGCGGGACGCACTACACAGACCTACCGCACCAGCCCCTCGACCTCATCGCAGGCCTTGACCTCGACTTCTTCCAAGGCAACGTCGTCAAGTACCTAACGAGGTACAAGTTCAAGGGCGCGCCAGTGGCAGACCTCAAGAAGGCCGCCGACTACTGCCGTAAGGCGCACGCCTTCCTCTATTACCGACAACTCACCGACGACTACCGAACGCGCGCCACCTACGGCGTCGAGGCACACTGCGAGGCTAACGGCCTACCCGGCAAGGTCGCCGAGGCTATGCTGAAAGCCATCCTCTACCAGTGGCGCGAGGCGGCGAAGCTGATAGACGAACTCGTAGCCGACAGCACGCTCGAGGCTATCGAGGAGGAGCGCAGGTGTAACAGCGTCGGCAGCGGGGAGTTCTATCCAGCGGCAGACGGAGACCTCGCCATCGCCGCACCGTGGTGCATCGGAGGTCAGTACCGCATACACGACGAGGGCGGGCAGTACGCCGTCCTGCACGTCGAGAATGGAGATAAAATACTCAAGGGACGCTACCCAACGATTGACGAGGCTAAGGAAGGAGTGATCTACCACCGCGAAGCACGCCTCGCGCTTCTCGTCCGACTGCTTACCGACGAACTCGAGCGATCACGCAATAAGCACCCTATCAAGTAGCCGAACAATGGCAAAGACCAAAACCAAAGCGAAGGCCTCCGACATCGCCTCGAGTGATCTCTTCACGGCGCTCTGTCGGAGTGACCTGCGCGTCGCCTGCGTCCGTGAGTATAAGTTTCACCCAGTGAGGAGATGGAGGTTCGACTATGCCATCCCCTCGCATAAGGTCGCTATCGAGGTGGAGGGAGGAGTTTGGACACAGGGTAGACACACGCGCCCCCGTGGCTTCATCGGAGATATGGAGAAGTACAACACCGCAACCGCCCTTGGCTGGCGTATTCTCCGTGTCACGCCCGACACGCTCACCACGGGAGCAACGCTCGACCTCGTACGGCAGACATTATCCGCCGACGAGGCTTCTGTGTATCCAAATAATGATTGAAAAACAATCACTTTTGGGTAATTTTGTTGTGCAAAACAACAACTATGGCAATAAATCAAGACTTCGAGTTCAAGACACTTCCCAACGGCGTAGTTATCGCCGTAAAGAAGCAAAAGGAGACAAAGCAAAAAGCCAGTGACGGAGCACAAGGACTGTCACGCCGTAGAGCCACAGAAGTGCTCGTCCTCTCAGATAAATTCCTTTACAGACGAGCATTCTCCACGCTCCAGCTAATCAAGTCGATAAAGCCCGAAGACCTCAAGATGGGGAACTCCATCCATGTAATAACAGCAGGCAATGTCGATCAACTATCGTATTTGGAACTTATGATCCTGCAACAACCAATCAATTATTGTCTTATATCGACATGGTGCATGGGGGAGGAAGATGTTAAACAGATAGAGGAATGGATAGACCAAGGTCTAATTAAAAAAATGGACTTCTACGTCGGCGAGATATTTCCATCGCAATATACAGTTGGGTATGCGATGCTTAATAGACTGGTCGAACGAACGAACTGCGGACGAGTCGCCGTGTTCCGAAATCATTCAAAAATTATAGCTGGATACGGTGACAAGTATCCATTCTGCGTAGAGACTTCGGCGAATGTAAACACTAACCCTCGTACAGAGCAAGGGATCATAACGTTGAATGGCGAGCTGGTGGACTTCTATAAGAAATACTTCGACGGGATAAAGGGCTTTAACGAAACAAAGGATGTCAACAAACAAAAAGAGAACAAACAATGGGAAGAGGGGGGCATGGACTCGCTAACGAAAAACGACTGAAGGTAAGAGAGGCACGCCTCGAGATCGTGGCGAAATTGTACAGGAAAGGATACAGCTACTCAAAAATAAGAACAGAGGTGATGGCAAGGCTTAACCTCAATTCTTACTCAAAGGAGACGGTTCATTCAGACGTGCATTACCTCCTCAATGAGTGGCGAAGCGATAGGATCAGAGAGGTGGACTGCCTCGTCGAATTGGAGCTTGCTCGCATCGATGATGCTTGCGTTGAGCTATGGGAGCAATGGGAAGCCAGTAAGGAGAAGGCTTCAAGGAAAGTTCAGAAGCAGACGGGCATCCCAACTGGTGGAATGAATGTCGGGGCAGATGGAAGTGTCGGAGGTGTCGCAATTCTCAAGATGGAGACGAACACTTCCCAGGAAGATAGACTCGGAGATCCTCGTTATATCGCCGAGATCAGACAACAATTGGCGGAGCGACGCAAGCTACTCGGTCTATATGCCCCCGAGAAGAAAGACATCAGCGGAGATCTATCGTTCGCATCCTTCCTTGTTGAGAGCGGACAGCTCGCCGATGCCGAGCGACTAATTGACGAGGAGGACGAGGGATAACCACGACAACAGATGGCGAAGGCAAAGAAGACACTGACACGGCAGGAGAGGTTGCGCCAGCAAGGCGTCGACCTCGTTGCGTCGTGGCGTGCCGACTGGTGCAAGTTCGCCAAGGAGGCTCTCGGAGTCAACCTCGACGAGGAACAACAGGCTATACTGCGCTCCGTACAGTACAACCCCCGTACGTCCGTTGCCTCGGGAACGGCGCGCGGCAAGGACTTTGTCGCTGCCTGCGCCGCTGTGTGCTTCCTGTATCTCACGCCTCGATGGAACTCCAAGGGAGAGCTTATCGAGAATACGAAGGTTGCTCTCACAGCTCCCACCGACCGACAGGTAAAGAATATCATGATGCCCGAAGTTGCACGCCTCTTTAATAGGGCTCGCCGTCGTGGCATCGACCTCCCAGGGCGGCTCAACGCCTACGACATACGCATGAATAGCGATGAGTGGTTTTTGACTGGCTTCAAAGCGGACGAGCACAACCACGAGGCGTGGTCGGGCTTCCACGCCGTGCATACGATGTTCATCATTACAGAGGCTTCGGGGATCGGTGAAGATACGTTTGCCGCGATCGAGGGCAACCTGCAGGGCGACTCGCGCATACTTATCGTCTTCAACCCAAACACGACAACGGGCTACGCCGCACGAAGCCACAAGGGCGACCGCTGGGAGAAGTTCCGCCTCAATAGCCTAACCGCCCCAAATGTCAGGGAGAAGCGCATCGTCATCCCTGGACAGGTCGACTATGAATGGGTAAAAGACAAGCTGAGTGAGTGGTGCATGCCCATCGACGAGCGAGACCGCACCGAGGAGCTGGACGACTTCGAGTTTGAGGGTCGGTGGTATCGCCCCGAGGATCTATTCCGAAAGAAGGTGCTCGGGTGCTTCCCGAAGGTCGGAGACGATGTGCTCATCCCCCAGCAATGGATAGACCTCGCCGTCGAGCGATGGAAAGCGGCTGGAGGCAAAGCACCGCTATCGAAAGAACCGCCAGTCCTCGGCGTTGACGTGGCTGGTATGGGGAGAGACAGCTCGTGCTTCTGCGAACGCAGAGGACGGTATGTCGCACCCCTTGAATGTCGCAACTCGGGAGGGCGTGCCGACCACATGGCGGTTGCTGGCGAGGTACACGCACGACAGAGACGAGATCCAGGGCTAATAGTTAGCATCGACACTATCGGAGAGGGCGCAGGTGTATATAGCCGTCTCGAGGAGCTCGGTGGGAGCGAGAGCCGAAACGTCATAAGCTGTAAATACAGCGCAGGGGCGAAGCTCCGAGAGCGAGAACTGACGGACATAACGGGGCAATACCGCTTTGCCAACCTCCGAGCATACCTCTTCTGGGCGGTGCGTGACTGGCTCAATCCAAAGAACGACACGGGGGCGATGCTCCCACCCGACAGCGCACTCGCCGAAGAGATGACCGAGGTGCGCTGGTCATTCCGCTCTGACGGGCGCATCATCATCGAGAAGAAGGACGAGATAAAGAGCAGGCTCGGGCCCCCCTCAGGCCGGATATTGAAGGGT